GGCGATCGCTTCGGCGACGCCGTACTGCATGGCCATGAAGGTGGCGGGGATGCGGCCGTCGGCGTCGGCGAGCACCCAGTCGGTGCCGTCGTGGCCGATGAGGTCGCCGACCTTGGCGGTGACGGCGGTCTTGAGGGTGAGGCGGGCCACACCCTCGGCGTTGAGAATGACGGGCTCTGCCATCTTTTTATGGTGCTCCTTTCGTTGTTAGGGGGCTGGCACCAGTCGAGCGGGTGCGCCCCCGCTGCGGGGTGGGTCGGGGCCCCGGGGCCCGTGCTGCGGGAATCCGCCGCCAGGCCCGGGGTTCCCCGTCGGTTCTTAGGTTGGGCCTCCGTTTCTTAGATTCGGAGAGGTGCCAGAGGTCGGGGCACGCCGAGTGCGGCGCGCTGCGGCCATCCTGGAGCCTCGGTTTTCCGGGTCACGCGGCGCTGATCCCTCGGAGTCGGGCCAGGCCCTTGTTCTGGGCCAATCCGAGCCCTGTGTACCAGCGGATGCGCACCCGGGAGCCGTCCTTCGTCTCCAGCTGGCCGATGTTCACCACCTCGATGTCGCCGTTCTGGACGCCGAATACGCCGACGTCCTCGCCGAACTTGATGCCGTAGATCGAGGAGGCGGCGGTCTCGGTGCCCTCGGTCTCGTCGTTGGGCTGGAAGCTCGACGCGATGACCGGGATGCCGTCGTAGAACATGACCATTCTTCCGAACGATGTTTCCCCGGACTCCACGTAGTGGGTGGAGGCGGTGAGCAGGGCCTTGAGCTTCCGCCGACTACGGCGGCTCATGAGCAGGATGTCGGGCTTGCCCGGGAAGACCAGGTCGATGGTTTCGTCCAGCTTGGCCAGGGTGAGAGCCGCGCCGTTGGCGCCCATAGTGAGCTCCTGAGCGGCGACGGCCAGGATGCGGAGGCCGTCGAAGCTGTTGGAGTCGACCGACACGTCGCCGACGATCACGGTGTCCTCGAACTTGCGAGCCACGCTCTTCGCGGCCAGGGCGGTCTGCACGCCCATCTGGTCGTTGATGTTGCCCCGGGTGCGCTGGATGAAGTTATCGACGTCGGCGTCGCGCACGAGGATCGCCAGGTTGACGGTCTTCTGGGTGAAGTCGGCGGTGGCCTCGGTGATGACGGCGTTCACGGCGTAGAAGGCGGCGCCGGGGAGGGTGTTCTCCTGGTTGTACTTATAGGAGTTGCCCTCGACGGTGATGAAGGGCAGGTAGTCGAAGATCGGGCCCTCGTCGATGATCGTCTCGATGACGCCACGACGAAGCATGTCGAGTGAGAGCTTGGCGCTCTCGGCGAGAGTCAGTGCCATGGTTCCTCCGAATTACGAATTACGAGTTACGAATGACGAATGAGGGACGGCTTCCATTCGGAACTCGTCATTGGTCATTCGTCATTTCGCTCAGCGGCCGTTGCGCGTGAGGCCCTGGGTGATCTTGGCCAGGGCGGAGAGCTCCTCCGGAGCCGTGGCCTGGCCAGCGGCCGCGCCGACGGGTACGTGGGCCGCAGCCTGGGCCCGGAGGTCCTGGGCGATCCGCGCGTAGGCCGAGCGGGCGAGGTCGATCGAGGCCTCCAGCTCGTCCACCGTGGAGCCGTTCACCAGCTCGGCGATCACCTGGCCGGCGTTCTCGGCGAGCAGGGCCCGGCGGTGAGCCGTGAGCTCGCGCTGGGTGGCCGCATCGGTTGCGCTCTGGATCTCGGCGATGAGGACCGCTCGCTCGGCGGCGACGTCGACGGCTTGGTCGCGCGCGGCCGCGAGCTCGCTGAGCTGGGTCTGGGCCTCCGCCAATTCGCCCCGGAGGGCCTCCAGGGCCGCCTCCATGCCCGAGGGCTCGCCTGCGGTGGATGAGGAGTCGTCGGCGGGGGGATTCGCGTCGCTCTGGGTCTCAGGGGCTCCCTGGGTCGGTTCTACGGGATCGTCGGGGTCTGGCGGCATTGGCTGCTCCTTTTGGCGTGGTGAGCGGTTTGATGTTGGTCGAGTGCGGCTCTTGGCTCTTTAGCTCACCTCCAGGGTGGACGTCCGGACGCGGGAGGACCTGGTGGCGATCGCCGCCTCGGCGCGGGCCTGATAGGCGTAGGCCTGGGAGCCCGGGGAGATGCCCCGGGTCTCCTGGTAGCGGACGCGCTTCGCCTCGTCCATAGCGACCCACCTTAGGGCCATGCTGGCTACGAGAGCGATGAGGACGTCGTCGTCCTGGTCGGGGGTGGCGAGGACCTCGGCGTCAGTGGTGGGCTGGGCGTAGACGCGGGTGTACTCCAGACGGACGTCCTCGGCCGCGCCGATCACTGTGGGTGCGGGATCCAGGATGAGCTCGTTGCCGAAGATGCGGTAGCCGTGGGCCACGGTGCCCCGCACGCGGTCCTGGAAGTCGACCAGGTCGCCTAGGGCGGCCCCGGTGGTGCGGGACCCCGAGATGGGCATGCGGAGGATGTCCTCCGGCTGCTCGACGCGGGTGACCCGGAGCCATCTCGCCGGCAGCGTGTAGTCGGACTGGTTGGCGACGACGACGACCGTGGCTTGCACCTCCTCGGGGAGCTCGCGGGAGTACTGGCGGATGGCCTGGTTGATCCACTCGTCGATGAGGGCGGTGCTCCAGACCGGGGTGCCGCCGGAGTCGTTGAGCTCGGTGCGAATCGTGGTGCGGAGGCCCGAGCGGGTGGTCATGCGGGTGGTACGAAGCGTACGCCGCGCTCCGCCGGAGTGGCCTGGGTGGTGATCCCGAGGGCCTCGCGGTCCTCCTGCACTTGCAGGAGCTCCGTTTCGGGGTCGGAGACGCCCAGCTGGTCCATCGAACGGGTGTGGGAGCTGAGGCCGGCGCTGGTGAGAGCGATGAAGCGGTTGGCCTCCGCGTCGTCATCGCGGGGCAGCATGGGCAGCCAATGTACGCGCACCTGGTACGGCGCGAACTGGCCGGGCTGGGCTAGGCCTACGTTGAACTGCTCTGCGAGCATTAGGCAGTACTGGGCGAGCTGCCGCAGCGCAGGCTCCCATACGATGCGACGGCGCAGGGTCCGCTGCACGATCGGCTGCAGCTGGGTCTCGAGGGCGACGCCGGAGAAGGGTTGCTCGGTATCTCCGAAGGATGATCGGGGGGTCTCGGCGACGTCGTACATGGCCCGGAGCACGCGCTCGATGTGCTGCTGGACGGCCGGCGGCTGGCCGCGCCATTCGAGCAAAGCGACGTCGGAATTCTCCGGGATGTCCCAGACGGTGCCGGGGCCGACGGCGAGGTCGGTGTGCTGGCGGACGTTCTTGAAGACGACGGGGGGATCGGCGTGGTAGCGGATGACGTCGGCCTGGTCGGACAGGCGGTCGTCGAGCTCGCGGTTGAGGGGGATGACGTCCTCGAGGTCGGAGAGGCCCCAGGGCGAGCCCGGCGGGGCGAGATTGGGCACGTGGATGAAGGGGATGAAGCCGTAGGGGTTGACTCCCTGGAACGTGACGCTGCTGTTCACCTGCACGGTGAGGGACTCGGCGGTCCAAGTCTCGAGGAGATCGCCGGTGCGGGCCAGGCCCAGCTGGTAGTTGGTGGAGGCCTCGTCGGGGCTGATGGGCGAGAGCACGGATACGCTGAGCAGCTGCTCGGGGTCGTCGGAGGCGAAGACGGGGAAGAAGCGGGACGGATCGATGTTGAGGATGCGCACGCGGGCGCCGTGGTAGATGACCTTGAGCACGGCGTCGCCGAGGACGCTGGCGTTGGTGGCGGCGGAGAGCAGCAGGCGGTCGAGGTTGCCGGCGCGAGCGATCGCTAGCAGGGCCGCCTCCGTCGGGCCCGAGTCGTCGCTTGGTCCCTGGAACTGGATCCCGCGGGCGAACGTGTAGCTGACGTGCTTGTCGACGATCGCCCGGGCGTAGTTGGCGACAATCTGGCTGTGGCCAGGTCGACGGCCGGTGAAGTGGCGCCCCTCGTAGAACTCCTGGAGCTCGCGGTAGTGGGCGAGGCGCTGGCCGTGCTCGTTGCGGAGGCGGCTGGCCGGCTGGGTGCGGTTCTGGAAGATGACGGGTGGTTGGAAGGGCAGAAGGGCGATTCGGGGCCTCCGGTTGGGAAACGGATGTTCGCCGCCGGGATGTTAGCTCAATCACTTCCCCCAACGTTTGGCGTGGGCGCGGAGCTGCTGGGCGGCCTCGTCCAGCCAGCTGGCGATCGCCTCGAGGCGTTCCCCGGGGAGATCTCCTGCGCCCAGGGCTCGAGCGCGCTCGGCGAGGGCTCGGCGAACGGCCCGTTCGATGAACTCGGCCCGCTGGCCCGCAGGGACCAGGGCGTTGAGGGCGGCCCTGGTCGCTGCGGTCAGCGCGGTGCGGTAGGGTTGGACGGCCTGGCCGTAGCGCCTAGGCGTCGCGGCTGTCTGCTTTCTGGATGAGGTAGACGGCCCATCGGTAGCCGCAGATCAGGCTGCAGAAGAGGCCTTGGCCGCCTTTGCCGCGCCTGTTTGGGTCGCCGTGGTACCTGGGTAGGCGCTTGCCGCAGTAGCGGCATTTGGGCAGGGGAGTGGTGGCGCTCATAGGAGTGGGTTCCCCTTTCTGGTCGGTGCCTCCGGCTGGCGAGCGCGCCGCTCGGTCTCCAGGTCGACCAGCTGGTCCTGGACGGCATCGTCGGCCGGTTGGTCGATCGTGGCGTGGCCGAGGACCTGGGCTAGCTGACTCCGGATGGCCCATTCCGTGGCGCGGCGCTCGTCGTTGATTGCTGCCAGGTCAGCGTTCAGGGTGTCGAGTTGGGCCTCGAGGTGGCGGACGCGTAGCAGGTGGTGGCGGTAGGTCTCGTCGCCGGCGAGCACGAGGGCGAGTTTGCGCTGGCGGTCGTCGTCGTTGGCTCCGAGGCTGCGGGTGCCGCCGGCCTGGTCGATCGCCGCCTGCTCGATCCTCGCTCGGGACGTGCCGAGCACGTCCCGGGCGTCCCTGAGCTGGCTGGTGACTCCGGCGATATCGTGGTGGAGGGTCATTCGAACTTGCCCGCGTCGCCGTCCCAGATGGGGGGCTCGGCTGGGATGGGGTCGTGGTTACGGATCTGGAGGTAGCGGAGCTGGTACACGTTGTGAGCGCGCTCTGAGGTGGTTTCGGGGCAGATCGGGAGGGCTCGCTCGATCACTTGCCAGACGTGGACACCGTGGGCGTCCGTCCAGTGGCTGATGTAGAGGCGGGGGGTGCTTTCGGGCATGGTGGCTCCTAATGGTAGGATTTTGCTGCCTTTCTGTGGGCCCGAGTCCCCGGCGGTCCGTGGTGGTGCCGCCGGGGGCTCGCCGTGCTCAGTCGAGCGCTCGTCGCAGGGCTGCGTAGTAGGCGCCCGCTTGGCCTCGGCTGGTGGTTGTGTCGATTACGACGGGCGTCCAGGGCTCCTCGGCCTCTGGCTCGGCGGCTCGTTTGAAGAAGGCCTCGCCGCCCGCCTTTGCCTCTGCTGCGATGCGGGCCTGGGCTGCGTTCGGCAGGGTTGCCAGGGCCTCTGCGTAGCTGTCGTAGCTGCCGGCGGGCTCGCCGTCGATCCAGGCGATGCACTGCTTGGTTTCCCAGCTGAGGGTGACCCCGGTGAGGTGGGTTTCGCGGGCTCGGGCTGCGGTTCTGGCGTCCCAGTCGCGGGCGTTGGCCTCGGCGAGGGCTTGGCGCTGTCGCCAGGTGAGCTTGGGTCGGGGCATGGTGGTGGCTCCTTTCTGTGGTGGGCTCGTGGCCCGGGACTCCCCGGGCCACGAGCCAATTGCGGAGCGGACCGGGCTATCGGTCCATGAGCCAGGCGAGGAAGCGGTCGGCGACCTGGACGACATCGCCGGCGGTGATGCCGGGGACCTGTGTGGCCAGCGCGGTGGCGGATTTCAACGCGCTCATGCGTGCCATGAGGCGGTCGCGATCGGAGATGCCTCCGTTGGTGGTGGATGCCTGCGTGGCTGGGGCTGCGGCGGCGGCGCTGGAGACCGGCGGGGCGGTGGTTTGGGGCTGCTCAACGTAGCCGTTGATCCAGTAGGCGGTGCCGCGTGCGTCGCGTGTGACACTCAGTTGGACGTACTCGCCGACGGTTGCTCGGCGGAGCGGTGGGTCTGCCTTGAGCGAGTAGTTGAACCACTCGTTTCGGCCCTGTAGCTGGATGCCCTGAGGGTTGCTGGTTGCGACGGTCCCTGAGATGGTTTCGCTTTGGGCCACTGGTTGCCTCCTTTGGCTGATGGTGCTGGGGGCGACGGTTGACCCTCCTTTCCTTGGGCATGCTTCGCTTGGGTGGGGTTGCCTGCTCGCTTGGACTGGCCCGGTGACCGTTGCTTGGGGCTGGCTCCCAGTGGAGACCCCGGACGGGCGGACGCCTTGGTCGAGCTATTCGGTTCGGGCTAGCAGAAGCGGCAGTTGCAGCGGAGCAGTGGGCCGACCGCGCCCCAGCCGCAGCGCTGGGCACGGCAGGCAGGGCAGGGGCGCGAGGCCCAGCTGGGCAGGATGATGAGGATGGCGCCGATGATGGCCAGGACCTCCAGCCCGGTCATGTGGTCGCCTGCTGAGCCTGCGCCAGGGCCCAGCTAAGCCTGGCGGCTGCACGTGCCAGGGCCTGCGTGGGCTGGGTGCAGTGATGGACGTTGCCCCTGAGCGCTGCGCCGGCCAGGAGGGCCCGGCTGCCGAGACTGGGCCGGAGCTGCCGGGCGAGGGCCGAGGCCTGCGCTTCGAGCTGGGCTGCTGTGGGTTGGAGCATTGGTGGTGACCCCCGAGCCTAAATTTGCTTGCCGCCTCCGGCGGCTACCTGAAAAACTAAAAAACGGCACTTGCGGGACGGGGCAAGCCGCCTGACGGGGGGGCCACCCATTGCATGACCTGCACCGCGGCCGATCAGGAGCCTCAGCAGGAGTGGCCCACCCGTGGCTTGCGGCGGCCCGCAAAACCACTGACGCTCCTCGTTGTTTGCGGGGAAGTGGCTCGGAGTGCTGTGGTCGTTTGGGACCGGCGCGCGGATGAGCGGGGCGGGGCGTGGGCCACTGCGGGCCGGGGCGTGGAGGTGTGTTGAACTGGTATCGCCGCAGGGGGGTGCCCGCGCCCCGTCCCCGCCCGCGCGCAGAACCCCGGGCCGGCGGCGTGGGCCTGGGCGGCGATGGTGGTTCGCTGGGCGCTGGTGTGGCTTGCGTGTGACCTGGGTGTGTAGTGGATGAGGCCCGATGCGGCTGGCGGAGCGGAAGCCGTGCGGGACGCGCCCATTAGCCGTGGGGTGGTTGGGGACCTTGGGGTGAGGGCGCGATCCCGCCGGCGGAGCGGAGCGGGCCGCATGGGGCGGGCCGTTGGCGCCCGAGGATGTTCCTGAGGGAGTGGGCGCGGGCGAGCAGGTGGGGCCGCGTCTAGCGGTAGGGGTCCCCGCCTGGGAGGCTGCGCCTACCGTGGAGGTGGTTAGTGGGTGCTTTAAGGTCGGAGCCCCGGGCCGCTGAGCGTTGCCTCCGAGCCTCCGGGGACCGCTGCTCGGCCCACAGCGGGCGAAGTCCCGTACCGCCGGTCGTAGCCCCGTGGGTTATTGGGTATGACGAGCGACCCCGCCCGTTTGCCCAGCGGCGCCGCCCGAAGGGCTTAGGGGCAAGCCTGGGGCTAGAGCAGGAGCTAAGGGGGGCGGCGCCGATGGGCAAAAGAAGCGGGTGGGGGGAGCGGAGGTGCACCTGAACGGGGGGGGCAGCTGCGGAGCGTGCCGCCCCCGGCACCTGGGCCTTGGTGGATCGGCCTAGCCCCGTTGAGGTGGGTTGGCCCTCTCGGGACCTGGGCCGGTTGCGCCTCCGGGGAAGGATGTGGGGCTAGGCGGCCCTACCACTGCTCGGTTCTGGTTGGAGATTGCCGCCAATGCCTCGTTGGATGCCCTATGCCCCGGGTCGGCGAGCGGAATCCTTGGTCCTGCGGGGCGGCTTACGGGAGCCTTTTTTCCTACCGGACCTCGGACAGCGGTAGGGGAGCAGCGCTAGGGAGAGAAACACGGGTGGCGGTAACGGTAGGGGGAGCGGCGGCAGGGGGAGTGGCAGGGCGAGGGCTGGGCGTGGCTAGGGCCGCCTCGGGCGGCCTGTGGCCACGCGCGGCCTGGAGTGCTGGGCGGCTTCCACGACGAGGGCCAGGGAGATAAGGAGGTCGTCGTGGCCGTCGTGGGGATCCACCTGGAAGCTGAGGCGTTGGTTCTGGTGGAGCGCGGATCGGGCGAGCCTGAGCTGGCTCCAGAGCTCGGTGCTCTCGGGGGACCCGTCCTCTACGTAGATCCGGAGGCGGCCGCTGTTGACGGTGGTTAGGAGCTGGTAGCCGAGGTCGCTCTTGCTTACGGCGGTGAAGGTGAAGGGGTGGACGAGGTCGGCGCCGAGGGCGCCGACGAGGAACGAAGCGACGCCCGCTCCGATTCCGCTGGCGTCGACGACGATGGCCTGGGAATGCCAGAGGCGCAGCAGGGCCACGAGTTGGCCGAACGTGTCGCGATGGCGCACGTTGGCCCAGCTCTGGTGATGGACAACGTCAACCTGGGGCTGGAGGACGCCCAGGGCTTCTTCCCAGGTGACCCGAGCGATGGTTACGGCGGTGGAGTCCCGGCGGCTGATGGGGCGGAGGATCTCGGAGGGGTCCTCCTCGTCGCCGCCGGCCAGGTCGAGGCCGGCGACGTAGAGCTCGGAGGGTTCGGGGACGCTGAGGCTGGGGTGGCTGCCGTGCAGCCGCGCCAGCTGGCTCTCGGAGAAGAGCCGCCCGGCGGCGCTCAGGGGCTCCAGGAGGTACTGGGTGCGGGAGAGTGGGTGTTCGGGGCCCATGCGGGCGATTTCCTGGGCGACGAACTTGCCGTAGGCTTCGTTGGCCTTGGCTACCTCGGTCCAGGGGTAGGTGAAGTTACGTTGAACGCCGTCCTGTGCCTCGAGGAGGGCGTTCTGCTGGCGGACGTGCTCGAGGAGGGTGTCGCTGGTCCAGGCGGTGCCGTAGAGGACGGTGGTGGCGTTGGTGGACGCGAGCATGGGACGGAGGTCCTTGAGGTACTTGTCTTCGTCGAAGTCCTGGGCCTCGTCGATCTCCAGGAGGAGCGAGGCGGTGGCGCCGACGATCTGGGAGTCGATCCCGCCGCTGAAGTAGTAGGCGCGGGCTCGGCCGAGGGCGATGATGTATCCCTGGCTGGTGGCCCATGAGCGGGAGGTAAGGGGACAGCTGCTGAGGATGCTCTGCAGCCGAAGCATGCTGTTCACGATCTGGGGGCGGAAGGTGGGGGCGGCTTTGACGATGGAGCCGCCGCGGCGTTGGTAGAGGGTGAGGAGGTAGGCTTCGACGTGGGCGCTGAGCTCGTTCTTGCCGGCCTGGCGGCTCATCATGACCGTGAAGGTGAGGGCCTGGTGGTGCAGGACGGAGGCTACGATGGCTCGGGCCGGGGCCAGCTGGTAGGGGCGCAACGCGACTCCTACCAGCTGGCCCGGGTAGAGGCTGACGTCCGAGAGCAGGGTGCGGAGCTGCTGGTCCCTGGTCACAGGTCGGATTATGGTGGCGCAGGTGGGGGGAGTGATGGTTCGGGGTTTGCATCTACTGCTGGGGCACCCGCTGAGCTTCGCTGTTGGAGTTGCGCTGGGCTTCGTTGTTGGGACTTCGGTTCAGAGTTGTTTGAGCTGAGTTGGGGGACCCCCGGGGCCTGGGTTTCGGGGGTGGAGTTCGGTGTGGAGGGGGGGTGCTGGTGCAGATACGAGGCTGCGGAGCTCCAGGGGTTGGGGCCGTAGCCGAGCCAGCGGTCGCGGAGCGCTCCGGGGGCGTGGAGCCTGAGGTAGTGCTTGGCCCAGGCGCGGAGGCTTCGCTGATCGCAGGGCATCCTTAGAACTCCAGGTCGATGGAGATACGGCCGAGCAGGATCTCCAGGTAGGCGTGCTTGCCCATTTCGCTGCAGAGGATTGCGCCGAGGCCCCAGCCGTCGATGAGGCGTATGTCGAGTGTGAGGGATCGCCAGCGCCAGGTGAGCAATGGAGCGTTTGGTGGAAACGGTGTGCCGTTGGGGCTGGTCATTGGTTGGCCTTCGGCCGGGGCCCGTGGCGCCTCCAGGGCAGTGCCGCGGGCTTGGTGCCGAGTAGGCTGAGCACTTGGTGGAGGAGCTGGGCGCGCTGGCGCCTGGCGTCGAGTTCGCCGATTTCGCGGAGTAGCTGCGCGAGTTCGCTCTTTGCTCCTTCGATCCAGTTCTGGGGGTCTTTCGTGGGGTGGTTAGTAGACTGCACGTTAAGCTCCTCTCCGCAGGCTAGGCAGGTGGTGATTGCCGTACGGCCGTGATGTTCGGTGATTGGGAGGTTCGCGCCGCAGCGTGGGCATGGTGGCACCTCATGGCTCCTCCGGGGGCACCGGGGCGAACCATGGCTGGCTGGGTCGGAGCTTCGTATGGGCTCCGACCCAGCCGAGGGACCACTGGAACGCCCAGGCGGTGCCGCTGGTGATGCCGACGATCTCGGCGGCGGCGTGGTAGTCGATGGGGCCGAGGTCCTCGACGGCCTTGCGTAGGCGCAGCATGCGGGCGGTTCCGGTTTCGTGTGTGGTCATGGCTCCTGGATCCGGGGGTGCTGCTGAGGCTCGCTGGGCGTGATCGTCGGGGGCTTCGGCCGTGGATGTCGTGCCCTGATCTCCTGGGCGATGGCGAGCACGCAGTTGACGCAGGCCACCTTCGCGCCGGTTTGCTCCTGGAGCTCCTGAGCGCTCGGGCTGAGGTGGCAGGTCTGCACGAGACAGACCTGGCACGTGAAGGCGCGGGAGCCCTTGATCGATGGGTACGCGGCTCCGAGGATCATGTCCGGTCCCTCCTCGATGATCTCGGCGTGCTCCATGAGCTCGAGGAAGCGCTCGTAGTCGTGGCGGCGGAGCGCTCCGAGGGCGGCTGGACCGATGCGGCGCAGTGCGATAGGGGCGGTCACTGGCGGGCCTCCGGCGGAAGCCAGGGGAGCCCCAGCTGGCGGAAGACGTCGGATTCCTCCGGGGTAGGGAGCAGCTCGAGCTCTTGCCAGATAGCACCCTGGCTGACGTGGAGCCCGTCGGGGAGCAGCCCGCCTTTCTCCCATGGTGTGACGAGACGCTGGGAAAAGCTGGCGGGGCCGGTGCGAAGGGCCAGGATGAGCCCCCACTGGGCCGGTGGGGTCACAGTGAAGAGGTCTACGGGGTAGGCGCCTGATCGCACGTGGTACCAGGCCCGGCGGTACTTGGATCCCCAGGCGCGTCGGCCGTTGGTGACGCGGGGGGTGAGGGTCCTGGCGTGGTAGAGCTGGTCGACGAGCTCATCGAGGCGTGAAGCCTCCTCCTCGGCGGCGGCCCCAAAGAGGGCCGGTTGCAGGCGGTAGGTGGTCGGGAGCGCCACGAGCTCGAGGTCGTGGACCTCGGGGACCCCGCGTCGAATTGAGCCGGCAATTTCAATGCGATGGCAGGCGGGCTGCAGGAGGGTCCTGAGGCGTTCTGCCTGGCTTTTCAGCTTGGTGAGTGGGTAGCTGGGTCGATCTTCTTTCGTGGTGGCTTGCATGGGGGTTCCCTTTCCTGATTCGGTTCCTGATTCAAGTTCCGATTGGTCCCGGTTGGGGTGCCGGTGGGGCACTCCGGTTGGCACCGGGGGAGTGCCAGGCCGGCGGGGCTATGGGGCGTCATTGGGGCACCGGGGGAGTGCCAGTCCGGCGGGGCGGTCGGGGCTTCCGGAAGCCTGGTAGCTGGTTCTGACGGTGGTCCGGTGGGAGCCATTCGGTGGTGAGATCGCGGCGCGAAACGAGCCGTGCGCCTGGCTCCGCTTGCTGGGCCCAGCTGAGGGCTTCGCTGGGCCATCGGTCGGCTGGGAGCCCGTCGACGTTGAGCACGTAGCGGCTGGCTCGCTGGCCCAGCCGCTTCGTGAACACGGCGAACGCGGCGATGAGGTCCCGCTGCTCGAGCTCGCTGATTGCGCGTTGGAGCGTGCGCTCGGGGATTTCGGTCTCCTCGATGAGGGAGGCGATTCCTGGGTAGCAGGTGATCCGGTCCTTCTGGTTCACGTGATCGCTGAGGGCGAGTAAGACCAACTTGGCTCTCGGGGAGAGCCCGCGCTGTTTCCAGGCCCAGGCGGAGCAACGCAGGCTCACGGGTCAAAGCGCGATGTGGATCTGTGTACCCAGGGACTCGGTGTCGATTCGGATGCAGCTCCGCGGCAGGGTGACGACGAGCTCTCCGCGAGCTGCGGCTGCGGAGAGCTCGTCGCAGCGGTACCAGCGTTGGCTTTGGGCGACGTGGGCGGCGAGTCGGTCACGCTGCTGGGTGGTGTACTGGCTGAGGTCGATTGGGACCCGTTCCTCCTCGCCGGCGCCGTAGGGGGTGGAGATTGGGATGACGTACAGCTGGGGGGTGCGCATCGCGTTGGCCAGGACGCTGGCCATGGGTCCGTGGGCGGTCCATCTGATCATGTTGTTGCCTCTTTCGCTTGAGTGTGGCGGTTGCTTTGCGGGGTGGCCTGCTGGGGGGGGGTGCCCGTGCTCCCATGGCAGGCTAGCGTACGGACCAGAGTCGGCCCTGGCCGGTGGGGCGTGGGAGCTTGTTGATGGCCTCTTTGAGGTGGGACGTGTCCAGGCGGAGGTAGATGAGGGTGCTTGCGAGGTCGTCATGGCGCATGAGGGCTTGGATGTCGGTGAGTGGGACGCCGGCACGGACCAGGGCTGTGCCGAAGCTGTGCCGGAGCGTGTGGGGGTGAATTGAGCGTTGGAAGCCGGCGGCTGCGGCTGCGCGCTTGACCGCGTACCAGAGGCTGGTGGTGGTGAGGTGGGTGGCTCGTGTTCTGGCCCAGGGGCTTGGGAAGAGCCAGCCGTAGCGGCGCTGGCCGAGGTAAGTGGCGAGCTCTGGGAGGAAGAAGTCGGGGATGGCGAGGTAGTCGTCTTTGTGGTTCTTGCCGTCCTCGACCAGGAGGGTGCCGTCGTCGAGGTTGATGTGTTCGATGCGGATGGCGGAGGTCTCGGCGACGCGCAACCCGAGGTAGGCCATGAAGCTCATGGCGAGGCGGTCCTGGCTGCTCGTTGCGTGGGCGAGGAGTCGCTCGACTTCGTCTGGCGTGAGCCAGGTGGGGAGTCGCTGCCTCTTGCGGGTGCGTCTGGGCGTCACGTTCGGGGCTCCGCGCTCTAGGTGTGGTGGTGAAACGCGGGCCCAGGGGGTTAGTGGCTGGTGATTCTTCTCACCGATTTAAGCTTTTGGCGTGAATTCTTAAATTGGCCCGGCCCTCCTGGGGGGGCGGATTGTGGGGCTTTTGGTGGCGTTGTTCAAGCGCCCCCGTCCAGCTCGTCGGTCAGGGTGTCAAGGACCCGATTTAGGGCCTCTTGGGTGGTGTCGACTTCCTTGGGCTGCAGGTCGTGGCGTGCCCGGAGGAGCCTCCCCAGTGAGTCGATCGCCTTCCGTGCCGCGTCGACGTCGCCCTGGGTGACAGCGTGCCGGATGAGGACGCGGAGCACCGCGATCTCGGCGTCCACGCCCTCCAGGACGCCGGCGGCCGCGAGCGCTCGCAGGTCCTCGCCCGGGAGCGCGGCGTAGAAGCTCGTGCGATCGGCGCGCTGTAGGGTGGCGTGGTGGGTGGCGCAGATGGTGGATCCCCTTGCGGCCGGCCGTCGGCAGCGCGCACCTGCGGCCGTAGTTGCGCTGCATTGGCTCACGCTTCGACCAGGGTGACCTGGGCGCGGGTCTGGTGGCCGAGGCGCTGGGTGGCGCCGGGGGAGACTTTCTCCTCGAGCTCGGTGAAGTAGACGCTCTTGACCTCGGTATCCAGGTCGGTGAAGGTGAGCACCTGCTTCTTGCCCCGGGAGGTCCAGAGGGCATCGGCCAGGGCGGGGCCGGCGGTGGGCTCGTTGGAGTTATCGAGCCGAATCAGGGGCGTCGCAGCCGCACCCTCCAGGAGCACGTCGAACTCCCACTCGGCCTTGACGTTGGGCTGGATGAGGTAGCGCACGATGAGGCCCTGCACCTTGGGCGTGAGGGTCTGGGTGGTGAGGGCAAAGGTGAGCTTGATCCGCAGGTGGCGAGCGGTGACGTCGGTAGCGAAGTTGAGGGTGCGGGACGTGGCGCCATCGGCGTCGGAGATCCCCAGGTTGGTGTACGTGCCGGAGAGATCCAGCTCGTAGTCGATCGTGATGGCCTCGCCGGCGGCCAGGGCGGTGTGGAAGAGCTCCAGCTGTACCCAGAGCTTCTGTGTGGCCGCCAGACCCGCGTTGAACGCCGAGCTGGTCCAGATCCCAGCGGTGGGGCTCTTGCGCTCGATACGGATCGTGTGGGCCCCGGCAGCCCGTTTGGTGGAGGCGTAGACGTCGCCTTTGTGGGCGGTGATACCGCGGGGCTCGTCGCCCCCGTGGCCGGCGATGAGGTTCGACCAGCCGCTCCCGTCGTATGCATACACCCCGTGGCCGCCGGTCTCCACCACGGGGAGGAAGAGGCGGCCGTCGTCCACGGTGAGCTGGTAGATGGGCGGAGCGTAGGTGCTGACGCCGCCGACGCCCTGGACCTCCGGGATGGTGAAGACCTCCTCCAGGCCCTGGCGATCGATTGACCAAACCTTGCCGCGCGTCCGGGAGGCGCCGTACAGGCGGTTGTTGAACACATGCATGGTGCTGATGGCGTTGTCGGGGAGCCGGGTGATCTCCCGTACGTTGTTCCCGTCGTAGGTGTAGAGAGCGCCGTGGAAGGCGCCCTCCTGGGTGGCGATCCAGAGCAGGTTGTCCTGCACCGCCAGGGCGGAGATGACTGCCTCGCGGAAGGTGGCGGCGATGACGTTCGTGCCGCCGGAATGGACCTGGTACAGGCGACTTGCGCCGGTGGACTGGGTCTGGCCGACGAACAGGTACTCGGTGGCGTTGATGACGTAGCTCATGAGCGCGGAGGCGCCAGCGCCGACACCGGTGAGGGTGACCCAGGGGCTGGTCCAGGCCGTGTCGTCGAACTTGTGCAGGATGCCGTTCAGGAGGTTGGCGGCGATCAGCCAGCCGTTGAAGTGGGTCATGGGGCCTACGCTCGAAGCGCCGCTATTCAGGGATACGGCCCAGGTGGTACCGTCGGCCGACTCGTAGATCTGCTGACCGTCGCCCCGGGTGGCGAAGATACGGGTCGAATAGCTAATGAGGTTGAAGAGCTCGGCGACGCCGGCGGGAGCGTGGACCTCGACCGCCGACCGGCCCATGCGGAGATCGCCGAAGTGGACGTCGAGGTTGGTGCCAGTCTTGAAGCCGGCGGTGCGGTTGGTCCACTTGGGATCCCACAGGTCGGCGCCGAGGCCCAACTGCCAGTTCTCCTGGGCCCAGACTGAGGCGAGGGCTTGGTCGCCGTAGCCAGGATCCCCGGAGCGGCGCTTGGGGGCGAAAGGCTGGTTGACGCGCTTCCGGTAGGACGCGAGGTCGATGAGGTAGCCCTGGCCGTCGAGCAGCACGTGGTACTGGGAATTCGCGGGCACGGGTCGCTAGCGCTCCAATGACGAATTACGAATGACGGATGGCGAATGGGGACGACGGGGCGGCACTCAGGGCTCGGGGTTGGTGGGGCGGTTGAGCTTCGGACCAGTTCCATAGGCCGAGGTGCCCTGTGGCTGTGATGGGTGTTGGGAGCGGCTGCGCGTTCTCGAGGAGCCATCCCCAGCGGCCCGGGGTGAAGTCGCCGAAGGCGTGCTCCTGGCCGGATGGGTGCAGGGTGTCTGTGGGCGTGCACTGCGCGAGGGTGGCGGTCGCGAGGACCATGCCGGCTGGCAGCTGGGCGAGGTCGGGTGCGCCGTACTGGTCGAGACCGCAGAGAGACTCGAGTAGCTCAGCGAACCTGCGGTCCCAGGCGGAGATGCGCCATTCCGGGGGCAGGGCCTTGGCGGCGTGGATCGCGAGGGGGCCGCGGTAGTGGGTTCGCCATGAGCGGGTCTCGATGCGCTTGGCGCCGATGGCGACGAGCGTTGCCCACGGCTGGGTGAGGGTGATTGCCTTCACGGCTAGCTCTCGGCAGGCTGCTGCTGGGGGACGATCCAGCGCTGGACGGCGCCGCAGCGGGCGCAGTGGTAGACGTCCACCCGGTGGCCGGCGGTCTCCTCGGTGGAATTTAGGCGGAACTCGTGGACGTGGTCACGCTCTGCGGGCAGGCTCAGGCCCCCGGGCTCAGTGGGTGGGCCCCCGGGGCTCCCGTGGCTGGCGGCACGGCGCTGGGTGAGGGCGCCGGTGTAGAAGCCGCCCAAAGCGCCGAGGGCGAGTGCGATTGTGACGGCGAAGAAGAGGGGATCCATTGGGCTTACCTCCGTAGGTTGATTAGGCTAGGGAAGATTAGCTGTTCATCTACCAGCTAATCATCTACCAGCTATGGAAGCGGGGTGTGGGCGGTGAGGACGGCCCAGCGCTCGATGCGGTAGACGCGGCCGCGGGCGTCGGTGCAGCGGAGGCCTTGCTCGTAGGGTTGCCAGTCCGGAGGGGTGGCGGTGAAGATGAGCCGCTCGGCGGCTTCGGGCGTCTCGCCGATGGCGACGAGACGGCCATCGACGGTGAGAGCCCAGACGGTGGGCAGATCGCGCCGGGCGGGATGACGGCGGGCGGGTGGCAGAGCTACCACCAGCCACCGCGGGACGAAAGCCAACCCGGGTTGGTGGCGCCGCTCGGGGGCGCCGGCGCGAAGGAGCATGTTTTGTGGGTCCAGCTATGCGAGGTGGTCCAGGACCAGTCCATGGTCTCGGCGCCGGCGGGGGACTTACCAGCCACGTAGGAGCCCGAGAACGTCGTCGAGGTCGTGGGAAAGTGGGGGAAGGAGACCGGGACGGTTTGGCCGGCCCCGGCGTTGGCTTCGTTGTCGTTGCGGCGGCAAAGGAAGTCCACGACGTCGCAGAGGTCGGCGACGGTGGTGATGATGGTCGAGCCACTGGTACCCGATCCGGCGGAGCCGCCCTGCGCATCTGTAGCAGCGACAGTATCTCGGCCCGTAAAGCTCTGGCCGCCGACGACGAGGACGGTGCAGGCGCCGGCCATAGTGACGTTGATGTTGTTGGCGCCGGTGGTGGGGTTTGAGAGCTGGTAGAGGTCCAGGTCGATGATCCCGTTGGTGACACGGGTCCCGACGACCGACATGGCTGTGCCGTTGTAATCGATGCTCGAAACGGCCTGGGCGTCGACACGCTGACCAATGCCGACGGCTAGCTTGAGGTTAGCGCCCGTGCAGGTGTGAGACACCGAGAGGGTGGAAACAGCTTGTCCGGAGCCGACGCTGCTGGCATCGAAGGCCACCTTTAGAGGACCTCCACTTCGCCGCCGATGGAGAGCCGTTTCGGGAAGTCCATGACCAGGCGAACGCGTTGCATCAGCCCCAGGTCGCTGGCCTGGTAGGTGATCTGGGGGGCGATGCCCTGGCCGGTGTCGTCCACGAAGCCGCCGTGCCAGAGGCCCGAGACGAGTGGCGTCCAGGAGAGCCCGGCGGGATCGCGCGATCCCTCGATGGCCCAGCGGATGCGGAGAGCGGGATCGGCAATGTCGCCGGCCGTGAGGAGCCCGCGCAGCCGGAAGATGGCTTTCGGGAGTAGCCGTACGTCCACGCTGGGGGAGACAAGCGTACCGGCGTCACGCTGGCGGCGGTCGAAGAGGGTGAAAGTCGCCATTTGCTGCGTTACCCCTGGGCCGTAAAGCCGGTGATGTCGATGCTGTGCGCGATCGCGGCTGAGGTCGTGATGGTGAGCGCGGTGTTCGCCGTGATCTTCTTCGGCGTCTGGAAGTGGAGGGCCAGGCCACGGCCGGCCACGGCTTCCAGGTACCAGGGGCCAAGCACGGTGGTGACTCCCTCCTCGAGGAACACGTTGAGGGCGGTCGCGGCCCCGGTGCTGACGACGATGTCGGTTACGTAGAGCGACAGGCCGGCCCCGGGAGCCGCATGGACGCTGGCATCGGTGAGAGCGCTGGAGCTGTTCTCGTGGTAGCTCCAGAGCTG